TCAATTAGAACCAGTGGTATGTCACTAATGAAGTTAAGATACTATCAAGAAGAAGCGATTGATGCTGCGCTGCACTGGTTTAAAACCCAAGACACGCACCCACTGATCGTTCTCCCTACAGGCGCTGGCAAGACTGTGGTCTTCGCCAACCTGATCAAGCAGTTGTTTGAGCGAGAGCCTGACTGCAGGGTTCTCATTCTCGCGCATAGGCAAGAGCTTGTGTCACAGGCAGATGACAAGCTAAAGAAAGTTTGGTCATGCGCTCCGTCAGGTATTGTGGCTGCTGGGCTTAACCAGTTTGAGGTAGATGCCCGTATTGTTATCGCCAGCCGTGACACCTTGGCCACACCAAAGCGTTTGGGGTCTAGTGGTCACTTCGATTACATCATTGTTGATGAAGCACACCATGTTGCGCCAGATCCAAAGACGCGCTACCGCAAGATCTTTCAACACTTTGATGATGAGCAATGGACTGAGCCTAAGATCCTAGGCGTAACTGCCACGCCATATCGTATGGGCCAAGGCTTTATCTATGGCCTAGATGATCAGTTCTTTTCTGGTGTCGCGTACAAGGTAGGCATACCTGAGATGATCAAGCAGGGTTATCTGTGCCGATTGTCTGCATTTAAGGTGGCAGATGAAGCTGTGATCGATGCGTCTACTGCGCGGGTCAAGTTCAAGGGTGGTGACTACCGCGAGTCCGACATTGCAAAGCTTGCCATGGAAGATCAGACCATGCTGTCTATCATCAATGACTGGATCGACAAAGCCTACAGCAAGGGCAGACTAAGCAGCGTGTTCTTCTGTATCACTGTAGATCACGCGAACAAGATGTGCATGTACCTGCAGCAAGCAGGGATTAATGCTGAAGTAGTGACGGGAGAAACCCCACAAGCAGAGCGAGAAGATATCCTTGAGCGTTTTGAGGATGGCAAGATCAACGCGCTATGTAACGTAGCTGTTTTAACTGAAGGCTGGGATGCCCCGCGAACTGACTGCATAGCACTGCTCAGGCCCACCAAGTCGCTTGGCTTGTACGTTCAGATCTGTGGTCGAGGCATGCGTACATGGGGAGATAAGAAAGACTGCATGCTACTGGACTATGGCGAGAACATGCAGCGTCACGGGTGTATCGATACTGCCAAGCCACCAGCACCTGAGAAGGAAGAGAGCAAGACTCCTAAGATCTGGATCTGCGATGAGTGCGTGGGGGTAAACGACTACGATGTATATACCTGCGTTGAGTGTGGCGCTGACCGCGTTAAGCAGATGGTCAAAGAGCAGCAATTAATACTAGGCGCGATGCAAGAGGAGAAGGATGCCGCCACATCCAGGCAAGCAGCCGCAGGTTCTGTTCTATCAGATGAGCTAGAAGATCCTGCTGAGAAGCAAGAGAAGATCAAAGACATTGACTATGTTACCGCTGAGAAGAAAGTATCTAAGAGTGGTAATGAATACCTGAACGTCATGTTCTCAAGTCCAGGCGATTACTGGCCACAGAACATGCCTATCATGTTGGGCATGAAGGGTAAGGCTGGGATGATGGCGGAGAAGAAGTGGAGGGCGCTGACCAAGCAATACAGATGCCCTGCAGACATTGACTGGGCTGTACACCAAGTAAACGTGCAGAACAATATGAATCACATCAAACAAATAACCGTAAGAAAAGAGGGGAAATACTGGAATGTTGTCAGCGTCCATTTTTGAAAAGATCGATGAAGCCATTGCGGCAAAGGAAGGCCGGAACCGTGGACACCTAGGGTTCAGTGGCATAGGGGATGATGATGAGTACCGGCAGTGGATGGGATTCCGCTGGTGCTTACCATCTACATTCAGCGGCAGGATGCTGCGCTTGTTTGACTTGGGCAACCGCATCGAGGACCAGATCGTAGATAACATCCGCGACACTGGGATTATATCTATAGCCTCGCATGATGCAGATGGTAACCAGTTCAGGGCATCGTTCCTTGGCGGTCACTTCGCAGGCTCCTGTGATGGCCTTCTAAAGGGCGTACTGCCACCCCCTGATGAAGAAGTTGTTCTTCTCATGGAGGTCAAGAGCGCCAACGACAAGCGGTTTAAAGAACTGGTTAAGCTACAAAGCTACGAGGACTGGAGCGACTCATACCGTGTGCAGATCCATGCTTACATGGGCGCGCTTGGTCTGACCAAGTGTATGGCTGTAGTGATGAACAAAAACAACAGCGAGATATACTCTGAAATCATCGATTACAAGCCACAAATCTGGGAGCGTGCTCAAGAGAAAGCTGAACGCATCATCTGCAGCGATAGGCCAGACACCAGCACTCGCCGCTCAGAGAAAGATTGGCGTATGAAGAATGAGCCTAGTGTGTACAAAGACATCTACTATGGTCGGCGGCTACCTGAGTCAGGCAACTGCAGGAACTGTGTGCATGTGAAGCCGCTTACTAACTCCAATGGTGCGGTGTGGTTGTGCAAGAAGAGAAACCATGCCCTCTCGCTTGATGAGCAGCGTATTGGATGCGAAAAGCATATGTGGATACCCGCACTGGTCAACGCAGACCATATGCCTGAGAGAAGCACGCCTGACGGCATGGCTTATCGAGCAGGTATCTTGGAGTTCTTCAATGGCAAAGGCCCAGAGGGGGCTGAGTATGAGTACAGTAGCGCAGAGATGCGGGAACTATCTAAGACTAACTTCAATACCCAGATGATGATCGAGGGCGAGAAGATTAGGGCTGAGTTTCCAGGTAGCTACTATGACAACATGGATGAGAGCACCCCTGGGTTTTAGTCCCAGGAGCGTGGGTCTTTAACAATCAGTATCTTGGTCCCTGGGTATAGCGCCTCAACAAGCTTCTTTTTGAGCGTGAATACCTGGGTGATCATACCCTTAGTATCCTCTACCACCACCTCACCATCGCGCTTGTAGCGGAAGTCTGCAACGTATGAGCAGATCTTTTTGTCCTCGCCATCTACTGTGACTATGCAGGGAAAGTCTACCTGTACCTCTAGATCAGAGATCTCACCGGCATCTTCGTAACGCCTAAGTATCTTATAGCGTGCCGCCTCAAGCTTTGAGTCGAACATGATGCCATCGTACTCAGTCTTCTTGGCAAAGTACTTACTCTTTTTCGGTGCGCGTTGAGGGATCAAACTAATCTATTCCTAGGAGTTTGTTTAACTCTACCTGCTTCAAGGCTTCTATGCCACGTTCAGCAAGTGACTGAGGCGGTGTTGGTGGTACAGGCGCTCCTGGTTGAGGTGGTCCAGGCGGCTGTCCTCCAAGCGGAGGCGCGCTAGGTGGCGTGCCAGCTTGTGCTGGAGGCATTGGAGCCGCAGGCTGTGCCTGTGCAGGGGGTTGAGCCGCAGGCTGTTGTGCGGCCAGTGCATTAGCTTGAGCTTGTGGTCTAAAAAACTTGCCCTGTAATTTTTGACGCACTTCACCCATAGCCTCAAAGTCAAATGGGTTAGACAATTTATTCTCATTTGCAGTGAAAGCTTTGTTGATGGTTTCAGTGCTTGGGAAGAATGTATTAAATCTACCAGCCAACAAGTAATTTATCTGAGGAACCTTTGCTTCCTTTAAGGATCTTGCGATTTCTGCATCAGACATACCAAGTGTACGGGCATCTTCAATAGCCATGTTTAAATCACGAAGCGCCTTAAACCTTTGTTCATTTGAAACAAGGTACGCCTTAGTAAGATCTTCAGCGTTAGCCCTTCCGCGAGTCTTTGCAAGTTGATTAAAAATACCTCCAGCAGATGTAACCTGCCGTCCAGCTTCATAGCCTTTATATCTTAGAGCATCACTGAGTGCAGGCTTAACTGTTTTAATACCAGTGAGAGCTTCCATAAACTCACCTGCAGGATCGATGCGAATGCCTGATCTTTTTACAGCATCAGATGAATCAAGCAATCCTGCAGATACACCAATGGCTGTAGGGAAATCTTTTAACCTAGCACTTAACCCAAGAGGCATTGAAGAAGTTGCTGACGCGGTTAGATCGGCGGGTAAGAAACCAGGGCTTAGTCCATCTGCAAGATGCGCGAATGATTTGCCAAGCTTAACGCCAGTTGGGTCGCTATCAAGGTATACAGATCTACCAAACCTAGTTTCATTACGAGTTATATCAAGAAGCTTCTCAGTTATTATTGACTCGCCAAGGAATG